CTGGACAGCGTCCTGAAAACGGTGGCCACCGCCACGCTGCCCGAGCTGCAGAACCACCTGACAACAACCGCGAACAGCCTCGGCAACATGGCCGCCTCCGCCGGACTGGCCGCCGCCGCGCTGGCCGACAACGGCACACTCGGCCGCGCTATGGAAGGCGCCAACCTAGGGCTGCGAAACCTTGAAGGAGTACCTGCCCAGGTCGTCACCGCACTCGGGCAACTCGCTGCTGCGGGCGCGCCGGCGTTCGACCGCCTCACTGCGGGAGCTGGCAGAGCGGCCACGAGTATCGGCGAGCGGCTCGGTCGGGCGTTCGAGTCGGGTGCGTTGGAAGAAGCGGTCAACACGGCAGTGGGCGTGCTGCGTGACCTTGCAGAGGTCGCGGGCAATGTGTTCGCGATCCTCGGCAACATCATGGCCCCGGTCCAAGAACAAGGCGCTGGTCTGGTCGGAACCCTGCTGGAGATCACCGGCGTGCTGCGGGAAGCCACCGGCACCCAAGCATTCCAGGACGCGATCAGCGCACTGGCCTCGGTGATGAGCACTCTGGCCAGCACGGTCGGCCCGCTGCTGGGGCAGGCGCTCGCCGCAATCGGACCCGTCTTCACCACACTCGGGCCCCCTGTCGAGCGGCTGATCGAGAACCTCGGCGCTGCACTGTCGCCGATCATCGAAGCGCTCGGGCCGGTCCTCGCCGTGGCCGCGGAAGCCGTCGGTGTTCTCGTCGATGCGATCTCGCCGCTGCTGCCTGTGGTAGGCGAGTTGATCGCGTCGCTGCTGCCGCCACTGGTCCCGGTCATTCAGGCAATCGCGGAGGCGTTCGCGGGGGCCGCGCCGATCCTGCAGCAGCTCGGGGAAATCCTCACCGCAGTGCTGGCGCCGATCATCGCGGAGCTCCCCACGATCCTCACACCACTGATCGACACATTCAGCGAGATCACGGCGATCATCCTGCCCCTCGTGGCGCAGCTTTTGACCGCGCTGGCCCCGGCGCTGGCATCGCTGGGCCAGTCGTTCGGGGAGCTCCTCGTCGCGGTGGCTCCGCTACTGGAGATACTCGGGATCCTCATTGCAGAAGGTTTGACGGCACTCCTGCCGGTCATCACTCCGCTGATCGAGCTGGTCGGGCAACTCGCTACGATCCTCGCCGACCAACTGGCGAACATCATCACCAACGTCGTAGTCCCCGCACTAACCGTCATCACTGAACTGCTCAACGGAGACGCCTCCGCAGCGTGGGAAGCATTCAAAGAACTCATCAGCGGGGTAGGGACAGCGATCAGTGAGACGGTCACCAACATCCTGTCCACCATCGGTTTGCTGATCGACGGGATCATCGGGTTCTTCCAAAACTTGTTCGACGTCCTGGTCGGAAACAGCATCATCCCCGACCTCATCAACGCAATCATCAGTTGGGTCGCCCGACTGCCCGGCGAGGTGTTCGCCGCGCTCGCATCGCTGGCCGCCGGGCTGATCCGGATCGCGACAGACGCGTTCAGCCGGTTCCGCTCTGCCGTCGTAAAGGGCGCCATCGCCACCATCGGTTTTGTCCGCAGCGTCCCCGGCCGCATCCGATCCGCGCTCAGCAGGCTCGGTAGCCTGATCAGCTCGCTGGCCACTGCCGCGTTCGGCCGGTTCCGCTCCGCCATTTCCAGCGGCGCCTCCCGCGCGATCGGCTTCGCACGCGGTATCCCCGGCCGCATCAGAGGCGCCCTGGGCAGTCTCGGCAGGTTGCTGTACAGCTCTGGACGCTCAATCATCCAGGGCCTCATCAACGGCATCAAATCACTCGCAGGGAGCGTCAAGGACGCGGTCGGCGGCGTGCTGTCGAGCGCCCGTGACGTGCTGCCTTTCTCCCCGGCGAAGGAGGGCCCGTTCTCCGGGAAGGGCTGGACTCTCTTCTCCGGCCGATCCATCAGCGAGGCGCTAGCGGAGGGCATCGGCCAACGCGAGGCGATGGTTCGGCGTGCTGCACTCGATCTCGCCGAGCGCACTCAGATGGCACTGACCCCTTCAATGGTGATGCCAGGCGAGGCGGCGCCGTCGTCGCCGACTGCGGTTGCCGCGAATCTGTCGGCCTTGCGTACACCGCAAGCCACCCCTCCACCGACAGTGGTGAACATCAGCCTCAACCTCACCAACCGCGGTGTCCTGGGCTCGCAGTTCGAGGTGGAAGGTTTCCTCACCCGGGCCATGGAAAACCTTCAGCGCACCGGCCGGCTTCCCACCGCACGGGCCCGGTGACCGCCCATGCCGCTGACACAAGAACTCTTCGACGACTTCAACGACAACACCGTCGACCCCACCAAGTGGCCCAACAACTACAACACCGGGACCGGCGGCCTACCCGTCGAGACGGGCGGACGCGCGCGCGTCCCCTGCGATGCCGGCTTCGCGGCCTACGCCTCCGACAACATCTACACCCTGCAAGACTCGTACGCTTTCGTACGCGCATTCCCCCCACCGGCGACCGGAATGGCGGAAGCATTCTGCCAACTCCTCGTCCTGTCGAACGTCGTGGGCACGCAGATCGTCTTCGAGATCAACCCGGTCACGAACCTGCTGCTGATGACCGTCCACGTCGGGTTCGTCGACGAGGGCGGCCGCACCATCCCCTACGACCCGGTCGACCACGCGTGGCTGCGGGTCCGCGAGGAGTCCAGCACCCTGTACTGGGAGACGTCGCCCGACGGCCGCGAGTGGACGACACAGCACACCGATGCCTCTCCTGCATGGGTCACGGACGCCGATCTGGAACTGCAGCTCCTCGCGCACTGCTCGCCGACCGTAACCGGCGCACCAACGGGCGAGTTCGCGGAGTTCGACGACTTCAACGTCGCACCTGCGCTCGCCGACGGGTACACCGTGGCGATTGACTGGAACGGCGACGGCGACTTCGACGACACCAATGAGAACGTCACCGACGATGTTCTTCAGCGTGGCGTGGTCACCTTCCAGTACGGCCGCGACCAGGAACGCGCCCTGTCCCCACCCAGAGTGGGCTCGCTGGGGATGACGCTGTGCAACGCTGACCGTGTCTACTCGCCGGATAACCCTGAGTCTCCCATCGTCGATGACGTGGGCCCCGCAGCACCGGTCAAAGCTGAGGTCGTCTACAGCAACACCTTGTATCCCCTGATCCGGGGGCGCATCGACGATCTGGTGGTCCACCCTGACCGCAGTAACCGGTCCGCTGAGATCACCGCCTTGGATGATCTGTCGCTGCTGCGCGGCACATCCCTGTCCACCGAGCTGTACCAGGCGCAGCGCACCGGCACCCTGATCGGGGTCATCCTCGACGAGATCGGCTGGACCGCCCCTAGGGATCTGGACCTGGGGGCGACGTTCGTGCCCTGGTGGTGGGCAGAAGACGAAGACGCGTTCGACGCGCTGACGGATCTGCTGCAATCGGAGGGCCCGCCGAGCATCGCGTATGTGGCGCCGGGTGGGACGTTCGTCTACCGGGACCGCCATCACCGGCTGCTGCGCACCGCGTCGATCGTGTCGCAGGCCACGTTCGCCTCCCGGCAGATCGGGGAGTGCGACCCGTGCAGCGACCCCGTCACCGAGTATGGGGACGGCTGCTACGGCTTCGGCATCTACGGAGGGTAAGAGACGCACATGGTCACGACACCGACGATCGGGCAGACGGCTTGGGGGCAGCCCCTCAACGATGCCCTCAACGACTTGCAGACGCAGATCGACGGCAAGTACAGCAAGACGGGCGGCGCGCTGACGGGCGGCATCACGACCGATCTCGCAGTGCGGTCCGCGTTCTTCAAGACGACATCCACCACCGAGCACGCGGTCACGATCTACCAGGCAGGCACCTCCGGCACCGACACCGCGAGCGCACTGAACCTGATCAGCGACAACCCGCTCACCTCCGCCGTACAGATCACCGCATCGGAGAACGCGCGCGGCTCCGTGAAAATCAGCCACCGCAACCACTCAGGCTCCGCAACAGGAGACGCCAACGCGGCAGCCATCTCCATCGACCTGGTCCGGGACGGCGAGACGGGCACTGCGGCGCAGGGCATCTTCGTCACGGCCACGGACGGCGGCACGACGGGCCGTCTGCTGACGCTCCGCAACGGCGGCGCGAACCTGGTCACAGTCCCCGCGGCGGGCACCCTGCACTCCTCGGTCGGTGCGCTAGGGGCGTTCCAGCCCGTCAACCACGGCGTAGCAGCGTGGGCATTCGACCCGACCCTGTCGTTCAACTCCAGCCTCCTCACCAACGGAACCGTCTACCTGACGAAGGTCCACATCTCGGAAGCGGTCGCCGCGGTCAGCCTGTACTGGTGGGTGACCGCCGTGGGTGTGACCCCCACGGCCGGACAGAACGAGGTCGGACTGTACAACTCGGCCGGAACACTGCTGGCGGCCACGAACGTTGACGCGGACATCAGCAGCACCGGCCTGAAGACCACCACCATCGCCAGCCAGAGCCTGACCGCGGGCTCTTTCTACTGGGTGGCCATGGTCTTCAACGCCGGGACCGCACCGACCGTCGCCCGCGCCACCGGCAGCGCAGGGATCGCCACAGCCGTCAACATGGGACTCACCTCCGGCACCTACCGGTACGCAACCAACGGCGTGGGCCAGACCGCGCTCCCCGCATCCATCACCCCCGGCAGCAACGTCGCGACCGGATTCGCCGGGCCGTGGGTGGCGGCAGGGCCTTGAGGAAACGAGACAACGTCATGGCAGACACAACGGGCACCAGTGCTGAACACGACCCCGTAGCCGAGGCATACCGCCTCGTCGAGGAAGACACCAAAACCCGCATGGACGCCTGCCGCGCAGAGATCGAAGAAGTCCTCGACCGGCACGGCTTCCGCCTCATCGTCGAACCCGGACGCGCCACCCTCACCGCCAAGGAGTAGCCATGGCCGAGTTCGACTTCATCGAACCCTTCGGCTACACCAACGGCTGGCGCGACATCGTCAACAGCGTCACATTCGCCGTCGAAGAACGCGTACCCGAAGCCTCACTGTCCGTCGTCTGGGAATCCGGCACCGTCATCTCCCTCGCACTCGGGCAGTCCGTACAGGTACGCGTCCAGGCCAGCGACCCCTTCCGTGACGCACAGGACCTCACGGACGGCGTCGACATCGTCTACTCCGGCGCCGGTGTGCCTGTCGTACTGCTGTCGCGCCGCTCCGGGCAGTCGCTGGCCATCACCATCACCGCGGCGGGCG